CTCAAACCAAGCAATATCGCGAGAGCCTGAGCCTGATAAACCATATAAAGAATTACCAGGCAGTAAAGTTAAATCTAAAAAATCAGAACTGCTTAAATGATAACCATTAGAACTAGAAACATTTGAACCACCAATGTAAATCACTCCACCAGAAGAATTATGCAAATTTAATTTTATAGGATTTGAGCCTGCTTTCTTGATAAGAACTGCTGTTGAGGCATTGGTTGTCACTACATTACTTGTTAAAGTCATTATTTGACCTCGTAAACTGTTTCAGGTGATCCTGGATCTATTTGGGCTACTGGTTGTAGTTGTGTGCTTGGTACGCCTGTGTGTTTAATTTTTGGAAGTGATAGCGCTGAAAGTGTGCTTGCTGGGTCGAATCCTGATTGGATCAGTCTTTGTGCCATTCCGACTCGTTTGTCAACTTCAACTAAATCTGCTGCGCCAAGGTTTACGTTGGCTAGTGGCACTCTGTAGACGTCTCCAGAATCGACTGGAACTAAATCCTCAAATTTTCTGATGTCGTTTATTGATAAGAATCCTGCTTGTGATCCGATTGAGTATCCTTGCATTCTTGTTGCAAAGTCTCCACGCAATAATCCGTCAACGTTGATTCTTAGGAATGCTTCTGTTGGTAATAGTCTGCTGTAGTGTTCCTCTAGTTTTGTTATGTATGGTCTTAGTGTGTGTGTTACAAAGTTAATGTTGTTTTGTTCTACGCTTGCGTATGACATTGCTCCTGGTGTTGCTACGGATAGCATGCTTAGTGGCACTCTGAATATTCTTGCGATTTCCTCAACTGCCATTTGTCTTGATGCAATCATTTGTGCTTCGTCTGGGGCTGCTTCTGTTTTTACAAATTTTGCTCCACCAGATAGCACTCCGACTTTGTGAGATTTCTTTAATCCTCTGTGTTGTCCTCTGAATGAGTTTGCTAAGTCAATCGATTGTTCTTTTGTTAATTGTGCTGGGTGTTCAATGAGTCCACCAAGGTTTGCTCCGGATCCAAAGAATCTTGCTGCGAATTCCTGTAGCGCTGCTGCGAGTCCTAGGTTTTGTTTTAATTCTTTGACTCGGCTGATTCCTCTTTCTTGTCCTGGTCTGCGTATTTCTGTGATGTGCATCATTTCGTCTTTTGTGATCAGCGTGTCTTGTTGTAAGTCGTATCTGTATGCAAGTTGTCTGTTGCGTGGATCTCTTACGACTTCCACTTTTGTTGGATCAAGAACAACAAGATTTATGATGTCGCCTCTTTGATCTCTGTAGATTCTGATGAATGCGTTTCCATCTAGAAGCATTGATACTAGGACTTGTTGAAAATGTTCTGCTCTTGATAGTTCAATGTCTGGTCTGTTTACCCATTCTGGTTTTGGTCGGTATGGGACTCTTGTTCCGTCTCGTCTAATGAATGCGTCCATTGGCAAGGTGCTGATTGTGTCTGAGATTAAAAGTACGCAGGCATAAAATGTGTTGAGTTGCATTGCCGTGTTTTCGTCAATGTTTGTTCCGGCTAATGTTGTGATTGAAAAGTTTTCGCCTGCACCCCAAATCGATTGATAGGAGATTGCTCTTTGTTCTGTATTCTTAAATAAATTACCGAGCATTATTTGATTCTCTCAATCGCTATTCCAAATATTAACAATCCTACTCCACCAATGATGATTCCTGCTGGTATATAAATTAGTGCTGCGCCTATTGCGATTGCTGCAATCCCGATCGCTTGTATTATTGTTGCCACTTAACTCCTAAACCATAAAGAATGCTGGCATTGGCGCAACTTCGTCATTGCGAGTGACTGTTGCTCTGTCTAGTCCTATGATACTCGCAACTGCAGCATCAATTTTTCTTGGAGATCCACGATGCTCTTTTACAATACGTGGTCCTAGTCTATCTGTTTTTACGACTGCATTTGCGATGTGTCTTGTCAGCAAGGCGTTCCCATCGTGTGTGAGTCTTTGGTTGACGACTGCGTCATAAAATTTTGCGCATGCTGGAATCATTCTGGCTGCTGATGTTGATGGCCATTCCACGATTGGTATTCCGTTGTCTTGTAGCACTTGCATTGATCTTTGCCATCTGAATGGATCGCATGCGACTTCTTTTACTTTGTTGTTTGCGCAGAAATGTATGATTGTGTTTTCTACTTCTAGTGTGTCCACTCGCCAATCGTCTGTGTCCTCTGGTTGTTTCTCCCAGGCTTTGACAACAAATACGTGTGGTGTTTCCTCGATTGTGACTCCTACGATTACTGATGCGTCTCCTGAAAAGGATCCGTCAAATCCTAGAATGATTTCTGTTTCTGGGCTGATTTCTTTATTGGCTGCTAGTTGATCCCATGCTCCGTTTGGTAGCCAGGCTTGTTGGCTTGACACCCATTGGTTACATCTTTTGGTTCTGAATTCAGATTCGGGTGTTTTTTTGACCATGGATTCAAAGTCTGCTGGATCATTTAGGTCGCCAAATCCTGGGTTTGCTTTTTTCCATGTTTCTGTTAGATGATGATCTGCGTTTGAGTTTGCTTCCCACCATGCCATAAAAAATGTATCGTCTTTTATTTCTTGTCTTTGTGTTGAGACTTTTTGACCGTATTGGTAGAGCGCGTAGGCTGTTGAGTCTTGTCCTGTTGCGTCTGCTTTGACTCCTGCTGTTGTGATCGCGATTAGCATTGGTTCTTTTCTTGCTCCCATGCCTAGTTGCATTACGTCGAATAGTTCTCGGTTTGGTGCTGCGTGGAGTTCGTCATAAATTACCATTGTTGGGGATAGTCCCTCTTTGGAATATGCTTCGCTTGACAGCACTCGGTAGATGGATCCTGTTGATGGTATTTCTATTGCGTCTCTGTATACCTTGCTTAGTTCGCTGAGTTCTGGTTCGGCTTCAATCATTCTTTTTGCGTCACCAAAAACAATTCGTGCTTGATCTCTGTCTGCTGCGCAGGAGTAAACTTCTCCTCCCTCTGTTCCCATGAATAGTGACCAGAGTGCGATTCCTGATCCGAGTGTGGATTTTCCGTTCTTTCTGGCCATGCCGATCATGGCTGTTCGGTGTTTGAACAATCCTTTTTCATTGACTGCAAATAGGTTGTTGAGTGTTTCTTGTTGCCAGTCTCTTAAATAAATTCTTGATCCTGATGTTCCTGCAACTGTTTCTTTTGTTTGACTGCAGAATGTGTTTATGAATTGTGAGCATTCCCAGCCTCTTGAGTTTTTGAGTTCTTTGTCTGAGACTGGAGTTATCCAGGTTGGTGGCCAGCCATCAATTTGTTTTATTTTGGACACGCGCTTTCAGTTCCTCTAACTTTGATACTCGTCTGACTTCGGCTATTCCTAGTCGTGATCGGTCTGCTGGACTGAATCCGAGTAGTGATAAGTTTTGCACAATTTGTTGTTCGAGTCTACGCAGTGCTGCTCTTTCATCTGATCGGTTGCTTTGCCAGACTTGTGATCTGAGTTTGAATCTTTCATCCATTTGTTCGCAGACTAGCATCAGCAGATCGACATCTGTTGTTGGACTGATCCATGCTATTCCTGATTCCCATACTCGGTTCCATAGTTCTAGTCCTGGATCGAATAGTTTTCTTGGGGGTTCGGGTGTTGTTTTGATTGGTTCTAGTAACACAATATCTTTTTGTTTTGGCAACGGTCTTTTTCCTGGGTTACCCAGTAATCTTTTTTGTTCTATCGGTTTTGGTGGACGTCCTCTATTTGCCATAGGTTAATTTTCTTTTGTTGCCTGTTGTCCTGTTATTTTTTCCCATCTATCTATTATGACATCTGCGTATCTTGAATCTTTTTCTATGGCATAACAAAATCTGCCTAATTGTTCTGCTGCTATGAGTGTTGTTCCTGATCCACAGAATGGATCTAAAACTATGTCGCCTGGTTCGCTGCTGTAGGACATTAGTTGCGCCACTAGTGGAACTGGTTTCATTGTTGGGTGTTGATCATTCTTGTGTGGTTTGTCGGCTCTTTGGATTGTTGACATTTCTTGGAGTTCGGCAACGATCTCCACAAGTTCTGCTTTGCTTAGTGTGCTGGGATCTTTGCCGTCATCCAATACTGTTGATCTTATTCTCCTGCCAAACCATTTGTGGGCTGCTCCTGGTTTCCATCCGTAAAGGATTGGTTCGTGTTGCCAGTGGTAATCTTGTCTGCTCATTACGAATGTGTCTTTGACCCAGATCAAACATTGTTTCAAATAAAATCCTGATTCGATTAAGGCTTTTCTGAATATTCCTCCACCTGTGTCGCTGTGGAATACATAGATTGCTGCTCCTGGTTTTGCTGAGTCAAACATTCTGTTGTATGCGTCTTTCAAGAAGTTTGCAAAGTTTTCATCTGTCATCGCATCGTTTTGTATTGTGAGTTTGTCTTTTGTTCCACCTTGATAGTTGACGTTGTACGGTGGATCGGTGAGAATGCAGTCTGCTTGTTTGCCTGCCATTAGTTTTTGGTAATCATTTTCTTTTGTTGAGTCTCCAACTATGAGTCTGTGTGAACCCATAATCCAAACTTCGTTTTCTTTTGTTCTTGTTGGTGAGTCATCTGGTACTTCATCTTGCACAACTTCTTTGGCTTCGTCCATGTCGTCTATGCCAAAACCTAATTCTTTTATGTCCCAGCCAACTGAATCTAGTTCCAATAATTGATCAGCAAGAATCATGCTGTCCCAGTCAGCAAGTTCTGCTGTTCTGTTATCTGCTAATGCGTAGGCTCTTGCTTGATCCCAAGTCCAGTCGTCTGGAGTTAGTGCGCAAACTAATTCTGTCCAGCCAATCTGTTTCGCTGCTTCCAATGTTCCGTTGCCTGCAATGACTGTTCCGTCACCCATCACAACTATTGGTTTGCGTTGTCCAAATTTTGTGAGGCTGCTCTTGATTGCCTCGATGTTTTTCTTATCGTGTGTGCGTGCGTTCTTTGGATCTGAGATCAATTGATCGATAGATATTTTTTTAATTCGCAGGTCATTCGTCATATTGCAATCCTAATGGGTGGCTCTGAATTTCGCGTATTTGCACACGCGAG